ACCGTAATTGAACCATTCTTGTTCAATAGCTCTACTAACCTGAAGCCCGTATTCCCACGTTGCTTTCTCTGCATCACTTACAACCTGATCCGGGAATGAGCTATTAGTATTTGTACTTATATTCATTTATTATATTATTTTTGAAGTAGTCCCCTCGTTATTATATTTTTTAAAACCCAAAGAATAAGATTTAATTTTTGTTATACCTTTAGGATTATACCTATGTTTATTACAAGCCATTAAAGCTAACCCTGAACTTATCGAAGCATCATGCTTAGTTCTATTGTTTATATCAAACTTAGCCCAATCTTCTAAAGTCCTTTGTAAATACATATCCCCATATCCATCTTTCTTTTCTCCTATAAAATCTTCTATATATGTTTCAATAGCCGAAGCGTGTGCTTGTTTTATGTCCTCACTTGAATTAGGTATTCCGCCTACTTCTCTTTCAGCTATAGATAATTTATTATATGTTTTGTCCGGTCTGTTTATACTGAAACCTCTGTATCCTCTACGCTTTAAATAATAAAGCAATCTAGGTTTGTTGTTTTCTGCTAGCAAAGGCATCCCATAAAAAACACAAGCCATTAGCACATCTTCAAAAAACATTTCAGCTGTTGATGGCCTTGCAATATACTCAAGGAAAAAATGGTTAGGTGGAGCGTCTTCCATTGAAAACTTTGTTAATCCATGAAGCGATCCGTTAGATCCGCCGCCACCAACAACACCACTAATATCATAACTATCACATCCAAAAGCTCCCATGTGCTCATTACCAGGATATTTAATGCCATTTTTTATTATTAAGTTATTTTGTTGTTCTTGATCCGGAACCCAAGTAATAAAAAACCTACCGTTTTTATTAGGATAGAACATTACTCTAGTATCCTTAACACCGTTTTCCCACTGAAAGTTACCTTGGGTAACCATAGCAGAGTTCTTCAATTCTTCATTGTAATCTATTTGCTGATAAATCTTTGTAAGATTAAATATAGATTGCTTAGCTTCATCTCTAAAAGCGTGTTGTTCCGTACGGGGAAACTGCCTGTAATATTCGTTTAAGGCATCGGCATCGTCTTTTAAGCCTTCAACTTCATTCTCCCAGTGTTGTATAACACCCTCTGTAATAACATTACCTTGAGGATCTAATGTTTCTTTCGTTGGAATATCAAACACAGGATAGCCATACTGATCAATAAAACCCTCATAATTCCATTCCATAGGAATAAAAAGTTTGTATAAGCCCGTTTTAGTTTGACCGTTCTTGTTTCTAGCCGATGCATCTGATCCATCATATAATTTTTTAAAGTTTTTGCCTCCTTTGTCTAAAGCATTTGATGTTGACCCCATCATACACTTTCCGATAATTCTACTACCTAATCTTAAACAAGTTTTTGTTACTCGCCAGTTGTTAAGTATATTAGTTGGCTTTTCCCATTTGCCTGATTCGTCATGAACCAATAGTTTTAATTTTTCACCATCATAACTGTTATCACCTGTGTTTTTCCAGTCGATAGTTGTATCTAATCCATCAAGCTCTTGAGCTGCTTGGTTATCTTCTAGCTTACGTCTTGTAAATTTAGAAGCGGGTACTCTGTATGCTAGTTCTGTTTTCGGACGGTCCATACCGTCTTGTATTGGTTTAAAGAAAAAAGGATAATTTACCGAGATCGGTACAACTTTATCTGTAAACATTTTCTTGGCATCAGCACCTGATTTAGATAATATACCGAATCTAGAGTCTGAAGATATCGTAGCTGAATTAACTGTTTCTCCCGACGACATGAATGAAAATCCAGAGCGTCGATTTTTAAGGTAACAAATACCGTACGATCTCCTATCCGCTTTGCAGGCCTCCCAGAATATGTAGAATAATCTGTTAGATTCTCGAAAGTCCGGTAATCCGACATCAATTTTGGACCACTGCAAGTACATATAGTGAGTACCAGTAATGTAAGTAGGCTTACCTTTATTAATAAACCAAAAACCTTTTTCGCGTCTTTCAAATTCTTCATCTATATATGGGTGCCATTGTTCTTTAAAACTATTTGGATAAGCGTTCCAATCTTGAACACTTTTAATTTTTTTTAATGACTTAGGGTATTCTACAGCTTTCCATTTGCCGTCACCTAGGTCTTTTGCGCCTTCCGCTTTAGGTAAAGCAATCATTATACCACTTATTTCATAGATCTCACCAATCTTACCTGTTTTACTAATTATAACGGTATCGTACTCAGCATTATATCCGTACTCCCATTTGGAATATCGGTTTTTCTTTTTAATGACAGCTGGTTTAATATGATCTTTTACAACCCTGTATAAAGTTTGTTCGTACGCCATTACTTAGATCTCCCTTCTGCAAACCCCTTAAACGCAGGTTTATTTGCTTTATTGTTTGATTCAGCAATCATACTTTCTTCCTCTTGAATTTTACTTAATATTTCAAAAGCATCAAATATACAAAGCTTTTTAGTAGCGGCAGCATTTTTAAGTCTGTCAGCAGATATATCTTCTTCTGAGTCAACGATCTTTTCTTTTGCTACCTTTACTAATTCTTTAATTGCTTCCCGCCCAGCGGCTATTATATTCTTCTTCGTTTCTATCGAGTTCATACTTTATAACAATATCATTTGATTTCATACAGTACATAATCTGATCGTCTATAACAAATTCCCATTCGCTATTAGGTGTAAAACCAATTATGTCTCCTGGACTGATTCCAGCGCGTTTTAAGGACTTATTGCCTATTTTTAGTATACCAATAAGGCTAGCCGTTTTATCGCTGCTAAAAGGGTCTTTATTTTTGACCGGAGCGACAAAGCATCTATCGCCGAATGATTTCCAATTCTTTTTATTCTTGTACAAATATATTTGATCTATTGCACACATAAAAAGCCCGTCTTTAAGAAACGATCTACTATTTTTTTTAAGTCCTTTCATATCATAAAAAACTCTAAACACATTATGATGAACGACTATTAGATCACCTTTTTTTATTGGCGTTGCAAACGCTGCAGGGGTTTCAACAACCTCAGCTATATTATTAACGTGTTTAAAACTTTCTATAGAAGTGTTGGTTATAAGGTCCACTTCTCCAACCTTAACCTGATTATCATATCTTTGCCCTACAGGCTTTATGATAAAATCGTATATACTTCTCATTAGTACTCTAGGTCATACTCAACGGATATAGCCATGTTAGAATTAAATTTCTTCCATGGCATTATCTCGTCTTCTTTTTTTATAAATATATTATAAGAATTATCTGACTCTTCAAATATTATATGAGAAATTTCATGCCCACCGTAAACTGTCTGCTTAACAGAGTAATGCATTGCTTCGTTCTTGTAGTCGGCACCTATACTTATCTTTCTTATAATATTGCTCATAACCCTATTCTTTGTCTGCGGGCTCTACTTTGTCGTAAGTGCCATCAGTTAAATTAATATTAATAGGGCCATATTCATCTTCTATGGATTTTTTAAAATCCTCCATGTCTTTTTCAAGCATGTTTATTTGATAAATTGCTTTTGCTTTTTCAACCTCTAGTCCTCCAATATGAGCACAATACCTTTGCAAATCACTTTGCAACGCTTGTACTTTTTCTAATTGGTCTTTACTAATTGATTGTTCTTTTGATTCCATTGTTTTTACTTTACTCATTTTTATTTGATTTAATTGATATTAAAAAGCCTTGCGAGATAACTGACCCCGCAAGACTATATTGATTTTACTATGCGAATGTAGCTGTTCTGAAATACATTTGCTTAGGTGCAGCAGCATTGTCGACCCCTACATTAACTGTAGCAACCACTCCTCCTGGGTTAGCAGTCATTGCAGATCTTACTGCAGATACTAACGGGTTAGCATTACCTGATGTTAATGTTGGATTAACTGCAGCCGAAATACTAGTAGATACAGCTAAAGTTAAAGTTTTGTAACCAGCCTCAGAATTTCTTCCAGTTAAACCTATTACTAAGGTTTTAGCATTTGCTCCTGTTGCTCCAGTTGCAGTTACTTTTGTGATGTCTTCAACATTTACTAAGATTCCTTCTGTTGGTCCTAGTGGCTGTACAGCTGCTGAATTTTTTACGTTAAATTTAATGAATTTTGCCATTTTGTTTTTGTTTTTGTTTATGGTTATGTTTATGTTTATTTAGGTTTATACAGTCCTATCTGTTATTTTCTCATGTGTTTATGGATAGGGTGTCCTCCATTTTTATCCATATCAGTTCGGTGAATAGCTTCTTTAGCATCGTATATTAATTCACGATCGTGAATCATTGTTTGTTTTGCTTTTTTATCACCAGCTTTATATTTTTTGTCAGCTCGGTGAAGTTGTCCTTTTGCATCATAGATTAATTCTCTTTCATGCATCATTTTTTTGTCGTACTTGTTCATGATTATGTTTGTGTTTATGGTTATTTTTTTAGTTTGTTTGTTATTTTTTCTCCTGATCTAACTACAAAGTAACCACCAACGGCAGTTATCATAAGTGCTTTAAGGAGATCTATCCATTCTCCATCTATATTAAATGGTATTGAATCTGTGCTATCTAATATAACAAACAAAAACATGCAGACTAATAGAAATGTTAATGTTAATGGTCGTACGTTTTTTGATAACCAACTATCTGAATGCAAATCGGCTTCCCATCGTTTAGTTATTTCTTGTTCCCTAACTGCATCTGTTTCTAGTTCAGCGAGTAATATTTTTTTATCTAATTCAGATAACTCAGGATCACCTTTAATTGCATCACCTAATTTACTTAATGCTTCAACACCAGTTAATGATCCTGCCATATCTAGCAGTTCTGGCGCAAACTTTTTTCCTTGAGCAGCTAAAAATCTTAACGCCTTCCCTACAGCTGTCCCGTCCCCACCGTTCTTTTTTAAATTAGGATTATCACTCATACCTTAAATTTTTAAGATTTTTTTACACAGTTATTAACTGTTCGATTCCCCTTCTTTTTTGTACCTTTTTTTATATACCCTTTCCAACAAGGAGTTTTCTTTTTGCTTTTCATATTACTTTTTTTTATTTTTACTACAAAAACTTGACGCAGCACCTACGCTCCCAAATCCCCATTTCTTTAAAGCAATAGCCTTCCGTGTTGGTTCTCCGTTAGGTTTTTTCATAGGACCTTTCATACCTGCAAATCTACAAGCAAAACTTACTCTTCTAGGATTAGTGCCGCTAGTGAGCCTCTTACCCATTCCTGGGTTTTCTTTACGCATTTTTTTATTCTGCTTTTCGTATGAAGCATTAATTTGCGCTTTTGTTCTTTTTGATTTTCTTGCCATTATTCTGATGTTTTATCCCAACGGGCTTTAGTTTTTCTTATGTCGTAATGCACGAAAGTATTATACAATCCTAATCCGCCTTCGGATATATGACTGTGTTCAATCAAGTTTGCTATAGTGTCAAAAACTTCTTTAGGAGACATATCATTTACTTGAATGTCACAAGCTTTGCCTAGTATATGCTGAGAGTTAGGCACGCCTCCTACTTCTTTGTTGTGCTTTGGACACCTGTAAGCATTTGTTAAAGTCATAGGCTTTCTTATGAAGTCTCTAATGACTTGTAGATTGCCAGCAAGTTTAGTTATTTCAGATAACACCTCTTCCGGCATTTCACAACCACACTTGCATTCAAACTCTGACTTGTTAAAATTTTTAGTAAGATTCATTGTATCGCCCTTTCTTAGCGCATTCCGTAATCGGTTTAGGGTCATAGTCGCAGCCGCAAGAATATTTTGATATCTGCATTCCATTTATTCCTGAGGAAGATCCTTTTCCGTGAGGTCTACCCATTTGACTTAAGGGTCCGTCCCATAAAGCGCTTTCACCTACTCCCTTAGGGCTATTACCCGGGGGGCTAGGATTTGTGTTTTTTGTATATTCCATATCGTTTATTAATTAAATCTTCTGTTAAAAATGTTAGGATCAATAGATCTATTTCTTGCTTCTTGAGAACCGTAAATATTTTCGCCAACAGCCATAGCTTGAGGAGCCATAGAAGATGGTGCGGACGAGCTGTTCCCCGATTCCAAAGCGGCTATTCTAGCTTCTAACGCGCTTGCATCTGTTGCTGGCGCTGGCGACACAGGAGCGACTCCAGCTACTCCGGCTGTTTGACTTGCTGGTTGAGCTTCCGTTCTTTTTTGAGCCTGTTGTATGGCTTTAATTGCTGGGTTATCTGCAAAAAAACTTCCCATTGCTCCAACCGCTGACGTTATTCCTGACATAATTATCTTGTTTTATCTTTGTTAATTTTTTCTATAGCAGTGGCTAAAGTTTTATCACTGTAAGAAATTCGTTTCATTGCTGGATTACGTCTTTTAGAAGTTGGTATATCTTCTTTGCCGAGCATTATCCTATAAATCTGTTGTATTATATTTTTTGTTCTAAAACTGATTTCGTATATACTATAAGTTTTATCAGCCCCGTTGTATCCCCTCCATTTGACTATCCAGCCTTCTTTAAGCAGCCTATTCCACCTCCTATTATCCCAAGAGTAAATAAGTATACCATCTTCAAAATCTTTCCTTGTAAACTTACCTAAACAATCGAAATATATTAAAAGTTCTAAGTCTGCATCGGTTAAACCTGTTTTTTTGCAAGCCCATCTTCGTATTACTCTATAATGTTTTAACAGTCCTATTTCTTTTAATTCTTGACCTGTTAACTCTCTCATAAAACAAATACTACATCTTGTGCTTTAATAACGTGATAGGTTTCTTTATCTAACTCTATCTTATGGCCAGCGTGCCTATCATAGTATATAACATCATCTTTGTTTATTCCCGCACATTCAGACCCTGTAGACACCACAGTGGCTTCTACGTATCTTATATCCTCACGGTGCGTTTCAGCAAGGAGTAAACCCCCTTTAGTTTTAGTAACACCTTCTTTTAATTTTTTTATTATTATGTTTCTACCTATTGCGTTCATATTATCCTCTTACGTTAGACATAACACAGTTGGTAGACAAAATAGTCGAAGCAACTGAGGCAGCATTCTTTAATGCCGACTTGGTAACTAATACAGGATCTATAATACCTGCTTTAAACATATTTACTGTTTTTCCAGTCTCAACATTAACCCCAAAGTCTTTTTTATTTATGGGCTCATATTCTAATCCTGCATTTTTCATAATTGTTTTGCAAGGATAATACAAAGCTTCAATAACTAGCTCTTCGCTAGATGACTTTGGTTTTATACTTCGGATTGCATTAATTAGTGCAACTCCGCCACCGGCAACCACACCTTCTTTTATAGCAGCTTTAGTTGCGCATATTGCATCTTCTACTCTATCTTTCTTTTCATTTAATTCAACCTCAGAATTACCTCCAACTTTTACTATTGCAAGTTTTGCAGCTAGCATAGCTAATCTTTTTTCAAGCTTAACTACTTTGTTGGGATTGCTCTCTATAAGCAATTGTTCTTTTATGCTTTCAATAATTAGTTTAATATCTTCTGATTGTTCATCAGCTATTTGAAAAACAGTATCTTTAAATGTAGATACGGCTTTTACGCAAGTACCTAAACATGATAAATCAATAAGGTCTAAATCATCACCTAAGTTTTCACTTATTACAGTAGCTCCTGTAAGCAAAGCTAAATCGTCAAATATTTCTTTTCTATTTACTCCATGTGTGGGAGCTGGAATTATATTGACTTTTATAGAGCCTTTATTTTTATTCATTGCAAGTGCTGCTGCAACTTTAGCGTCAACATCACCGACTATAAGTAAGGGTAGGTTATTCTTTATAACATACTCTAGTATGGTTTGTATTTGTCTAATAGTATCTACAGCTGAATCTACTAACAATATTTTAGGGTTATTTAACTCTGCTGTATTACTTGCGTGGTTAGTTACAAAATGATTATTTGTAAACCCTTTTTCGTATTGCACACCTTCAACTATTTCGATGCTTGTATTACCGTCTTGTGCTGTTTCCATCATAACAACACCCGTTAAATCTACTGCTCTATAAGCATCTGCGATTAGTTTACCTAGTTCCGCATCGTTATTAGTTGATATTGTAGCAACTTCATCTATCATATCCCCATTAACAGGTTTAGCTTGCTTTTCTAAATGCTTTAAAGTTTTATCTACGATATTGTTTATTGCATCTCTTTTTTCCCTACTAGTAAACTTCATAGGGGATTTAGCGAACTCTTTTAATATTGCATGTGCCAATACCGTAGAAGTAGTTGTTCCATCTCCGGCTTCAGCAACCGTTCTTCTAGCAGCTTGCTTAACTAATGATGCTCCCATGTTTTCAACAGGATCTAATAATACGGATAATTCCGCTACAGTTACACCGTCTTTAGTTATTACAGGTATTCCTTGAGCATCTTCAAAAATTACACATTCACCA